AATGGCGACGCTATGGAGCCAGCAGATCAAGGACGATCCGCTGGCCTTCGTGAGGCTGGCGTTCCCGTGGGGTAAGCCCGGCACGCCGCTGGAGCATTTCGAGGGACCGCGCGTATGGCAGCGCGAGGTGCTGCTGGAGCTGCGGGACCACATCCGCGCCAATAGCGGCAAGATAGATTTCGAGACGTTCAGGATGGCGACGTCATCCGGGCGCGGTATCGGCAAGTCGGCGCTGGTCTCATGGCTGGTGATCTGGATGCTGACGACGCGGATCGGCTCGACGACCATCGTGTCGGCCAACTCGGAATCGCAGCTCCGCAGCGTCACATGGGCCGAGATTACGAAATGGCTGAGCATGTCGCTCCAGAGCCACTGGTTCGAGGTGTCGGCCACCCGCGTCGCCCCGGCCAAATGGATCACGGAGCTGGTCGAGCGGGATTTGAAGCTGGGCACGCGCTACTGGGGCGTCGAGGGGCGCCTGTGGTCGGCCGAGAACCCGGACAGTTACGCGGGCGTCCACAACTTCGCGGGCGTCATGCTGATCTTCGACGAGGCCAGCGGCATCGACGACAGTATATGGTCGGTCGCCAGCGGCTTCTTCACGGAGAACACGCCGCACAGGTTCTGGCTGGCGTTCAGCAACCCGCGCCGCAACTCGGGCTACTTCTATGAGTGCTTTAACTCGAAGCGGGACTTCTGGCGCAACAAGATCGTAGACGCCAGATCGGTCGAGGGGACGGACAAGCAGGTCTACCAGCAGATCATCGACGAGTATGGGCCGGACAGCACGCAGGCGCACGTCGAGGTCTATGGTGAGTTCCCGAACGCAGGGGATGACCAGTTCATCCCGGCGTCGCTGGTGGCCGAGGCGGCGGCAAGGCCGAAGTGGGCGGACCAGAGCGCGCCTATTGTGATCGGGGTGGACCCGGCGCGGTTCGGGTCGGACGCGACGGTCATAGCGGTGCGGCAGGGCAGGGACATCATCGCGATACAGCGGCACCGCGGCGACGACACCATGACGGTCGTGGGACACGTCATCGACGCCATACAGACCTACACGCCGGCGCTGGTGGTCATCGACGAGGGCGGGCTGGGCGCGGGCGTCGTCGACCGGCTCAAGGAGCAGAGGTATAAGATCAGGGGCGTCAACTTCGGGCAGCGCAGCAGCAAGCCGATCATGTATGGCAACAAGCGGGCTGAGATGTGGGGGTCGATGAAGGAATGGCTGAAGACGGCGAGCATCCCGAACGACAGGTATCTGAAGGGCGACCTGACGGGGCCGATGATGAAGCCGGACTCGAAGGGGGCGATCTTTCTGGAGAGCAAGAAGGATATGAAAAGCAGGGGTCTGGCATCCCCCGACGCCGCGGACGCGATAGCCGTTACTTTCGCTTTCCCCGTGGCGCACAGAGAGGCGCGGCCGATGGACAACAGACCCCGCGTCAGTTATGGTGGAGCGATTTCATCTGGATGGATGGCAAGCTGATGGCTGGCAAGAAAACAACACCGCTTAAATCTACAACGCAATTTTTGGCGGAGTTAGGGGAATATAATGTTCCCGGTAGCGACGCTATGTTTACGCGAACGCCAGCGCCATATGTCGGTTTTAGCGACCGCGCTGGTCAAGGCGCAACCCCAAGTGATTGGGGCTCCGAAACAACCCCTTTGGCTAACCCGGCTGCGGTCCGGGCCTATACGCGCAACGCGCCGTATATGGAAGAGTTTATGTCCGATCCGCGAACAATGATAGCTGAAATTATGCGGTTGCGGCAGGCTGTTGCAGAAAAACCGGGCGACCCGGTTAATGAATACCGGTTGCGTGTGCTAACGCAGGCGCTTGGCGACGTGTTTGGTATGGGTGAAAAAGACGGCCGTGTGCAGGCTATGACTACGCCGGGAAGCCGCTGATGGTGTCTTTATCTGTAGGGCGCGGCGAGAAGCTGTCCACGAAGGCGGGCGCTGGCCTCACAGCCAAGGGCAGAGCCAAATATAATGCAGCCACGGGCAGCAAACTGAAGCCGCCGGCTCCGAATCCAAAGACGAAGGCGGACGAGGGGCGTAAAAAGTCATTTTGCGCCCGCATGGGCGGCGTTGTCGCCAAGTCGAAGAACGCCGAACGGGCGAAAGCCAGCATGAAGAGGTGGAACTGTGGCAAGTAAACCCGGCCTCTACGCCAATATTCACGCCAAAAAGGCCCGCATCGCCGCCGGATCGGGCGAGAAGATGCGCAAACCGGGCGCCAAGGGCGCTCCGACGGCCAAGGCGTTCAGGGAATCCGCCAAAACGAGGAAAAAATAATGCCTCTCGTGAAATCACCCTCAAAAAACGCCTTCCGCAAGAACATCAAGGCGGAAATGGCCTCTGGAAAGCCGCAAAAACAAGCAGTTGCGATCGCGTATGACGTAAAACGCAAGGCTGCGGCCAAAAAAGGAAAGTCCTGCAAGTAATGGACGACAACGGCATCAAAGGCGCTAAATCGGTTGCTGGCGGGGACGATGACGTCCTCAACACCATGCGCGGCCGGCTGAAGATCGCCGTCTCAGCCTACTCAGACAGTCGCGAAGACGAGCTTGACGACCTGCGCTTCATGGCGGGTAGCCCGGACAACCAGTGGCAATGGCCGGCAGACGTGCTGGCGACCCGCGGGGCGGTGCAGGGCCAGACGATCAACGCGCGGCCGTGCCTGACGATCAACAAGCTGCCGCAGCACGTCCGGCTCGTGACCAACGAGCAGCGGCAGAACCGGCCGCAGGGCAAGGTCATCCCGGCCGACGATCTCGCGGACGTGCAGGTGGCGGACATCTTCAACGGGATCGTGCGCCATATTGAGTATCTGTCGGACGCGGACGTGGCCTACGACACGGCCTGCGACAATCAGGTCACCTACGGCGAGGGCTATATCCGCCTCGTGACGGAGTATTGCCGCGAGGACAGCTTCGATCAGGACATCAAGATCAAGCGCGTCAGGAACGCCTTCTCGGTCTATATGGACCCGTCTATTCAGGACCCCTGCGGCGCGGACGCCGAGTGGTGCTTTATCACCGAGGACGTGCTGAAGGAAGACTACGAGCGCATGTTCCCGGACGCTGCGCCGATCTCGTCGCTTCAGGCGCAGGGCGTGGGCGACCAGACGCTCGCCATGTGGGTCAACAGCGAGACGATCCGCATCGCGGAGTATTTCTACTACGAGCATAAAAAGGCGACCCTGAACCTTTATCCGGGCAATCTGACCGCGTTTGACGGCACGCCGCAGGACAAGATGCTGAAGCAGCAGTTCGGCAAGCCGCTGCGCAGCCGGTCGGTCGACCGCAAGCAGGTCAAGTGGGTCAAGACGAACGGCTATGAGATCCTCGAGAGCAGCGAATGGGCGGGCAAGCACATCCCCGTCATCCGCGTCGTCGGCAACGAGTTTGAGGTCGACGGTCAGATTTACGTGTCCGGGCTGGTGCGCAACGCCAAGGACGCGCAGCGCATGTATAACTATTGGGTCAGCCAGGAAGCAGAGATGCTGGCGCTGGCGCCCAAGGCTCCGTTCATTGGCTACGGCGGTCAGTTCGAGGGCTACGAGACCAACTGGAAGACGGCAAACACCAACAACTGGCCGTATCTTGAGGTCAACCCGGACGTGACGGACGGGGCGGGCAATCCGCTGCCCCTGCCCGAGCGCGCGGCGCCTCCGATGGCTCAGACAGGGCTGCTACAGGCCAAGCTGGGGGCGGCCGATGACATCAAGTCGACCACGGGCCAATACGACAGCTCTATTGGGGCGGACTCCAACGAACGTACGGGTCGTGCAATTCTTGCCCGTGAAAAGCAAGGCGACACATCGACTTACCATTATGTGGATAACCTTTCACGGGCCATCCGCTATGTCACGCGCCAGATCGTCGATCTTATACCGAAGATTTACGACACCGAACGTGTGGCCCGCATCATTGGCATAGACAACGAAGTCAGCATGGTGCGGATTAACCCCATGCAGCCGGAGCCCGTGCGTGTCCTCAAGGACGAGCAGGGCATCGAGATCGAGCGCATCTACAATCCGTCTATCGGCGTCTACGACGTCATGGTCACGACCGGACCGGGCTACATGACCAAGCGTCAGGAAGCCCTCGACGCCATGCAGATGCTGCTCCAGTCCAACCCGGAGCTGTGGAAGGTGGCGGGCGACCTGTTCATCCGCAACATGGACTGGCCCGGCGCGCAGGAGATGGCCGCGCGGTTCGCCAAGGTGCTGGACCCGGCCGTTCTGGAGGGCACTGACGGCTCGCCCGAAGCGCAGATCATGCGCCGGCAGATGGAGGAGATGGCGGCGTCTATGGAACAGACGACAGCGCTCATCCAGCAGCTTCAGCAGAGCTATGACATGCAGAAGCTGGCGATCGACGAGCAGAACACGCAGATCAAGGCTTACGACGCCGAGACGAAACGAATGCAGGCGTTTGCAAACAGTATGCAACCCGAGCAGATTCAGGATATAGTGATGGGAACGATTGCCGCGGCGATTGACACAGGCGATCTGGTCGCCGGCAACGCGCCGATCCGCGAAACGGGAGAGATGATGTGACCTGCGAAGTTTTCATCGGTCATCTGTTCCTCGCCCGCGACGTAGCGCACTCCGCGCACCTGAACACACGCTCCTATGCCAAGCACAAGGCTCTGGGCAAGTTCTACGGTGGCGTCATCGACCTCGCGGACACGTTCGCAGAGGCGTATATGGGGCGCCACGGCATGATCGGTCCAATTGCGCTACAATCGGCCAAAAAGACCAGTAATATCGTTGATTTTCTTGAGGATTCGCTCAAGGATATCGAAGATATGCGCTACAAGGTCTGCGACAAAGACGAGCCTGCGTTGCAGAACATCATCGACGAGATCGTTGCTCTTTATCTAAGCACGGTCTATAAGCTCAAATTCCTTGCGTGAGGACATCATGGGACTGAAATCAACCACTCAGGCGTTGGGCTACCAGCAAATCACCAATCTGTCGGCTGCGACAGGGCTTACGGTGCCACAAGGGGCTACACGCGCTCTGATTGCGCCACTCTCACAAGATATACGCTGGCGCGACGACGGCGTTAACCCGACGGCCAGCGTTGGTATGCCGGTCACGGCAGGAACCTATCTCAGCTATGATGGCGACCTCCAGAACATAAAATTCATTGAGACTTCGGCGTCAGCCGAGATCAATGTGACTTACTACGTCTAAAGGACCGCCAATATGACCATTCAGGCGAACCAAGGCTTTGGCGTTTCAGTCTTCGGCGCGGTTAGCAGCGGCGGTGGCGGCGGCGGCACTCCGGGCGGGTCGAACACACAAGTTCAATTCAACTCCAGCGGCTCATTTGGTGCGTCGGCTAATCTTACTTTTGTGTCGCCGGCTCTGACAATTGGCGCTCAGCAGACGACGCAGGGCCAGATTGTTTTTGCAAATACGGCCGCTGGCGCGTTTGCCACCACCGTGCAGTCGAGTAACAGCGCCTCTGCGGCATGGACCTTAACGCTCCCGGCGACTGCGGGCACGGCGAACTATGCACTTACAACTAATGGTTCGGGCGTTTCTTCATGGTCGCAGATCAGCCTTACGGCGGGCGTAACGGGCGTGTTGCCGCTTGCAAATGGCGGCACGGGCACTTCTACAACTTTTACGGCAGGCTCTGTTATTTTTGCCGGGGCGTCTGGCATATACTCGCAGAACAACAGCAACCTGTTTTGGGATAGCACCAATTCGCGGCTAGGCATTGGAAGCTCTTCGCCGGCTGCAAAGATTCAAATTAAAAGCTCGGATTCGTCCTTGATTGCTCTAATCTCTGGCGGCACCAATGGTGTTCGTATTGGGGCAGATGCGACTAGCGGCAGTATCGAAGCTGTAGATCAGAGCG